TAATGAGCCGTATCGCATACTATAGTTTTGAAATACTTCTACACCGAGACGCATCATTGAATCTTCCAATTCATCAACTTCTTGCCATGCCGCAAAACACTCTTCTGATGTTCCCGAAACGTAACACTTTTCATCCGCCTCGTCGAGTGCTTCCGCGAACCTAAACTGAAGGCGTGGGTTCTCGAACGTTTGAAACGCAATATTTATTTTTTTAGAATACGTACCTTCGAGAATGTTCTTACGTATTTGGTTACGTTTGTTTTCAGGGGACGGGGGGATTGAAGAAACACGAATCATTTACTTTTTAACGGGGTATATCTTTAACACATATGATAGTTTAAAGAGTAGATGCGTATACTATACACGTTCCCGTAGTGAAATGGTCATCACATAGTCCTTATACTTTTAAAGTATGTCAGTTTATGATTTAATTCATAAGTTCGGAGTTAAGACTGCATCCCGGGATCGATACCCGGCGGGAATATCGCTTTTTACATATGGGACACATATGTAAAAATTGATTTATAATAATAATAAAATTCTTGCCTTTTCGGCTTCTTCTTTTGTTTCATATGAACCCATATATTTATTATTTTTAGACAAACACCACTTTTTTCTATCTTGTCTGTAATACACACATCCATTACCATTTTTTGTTCTTTTTTGTAAATATGTTTTCTTAATATTTTCTGGATTTTCTGTATATATATTTTGAAAATTTAATACATCTTCTTTTGTTTTAAATCCACCCCATCTAAGTTTATAGGTTCCAAAACTCCAAGAAGTTATATGTCCATCTTTTTTTGAACGATTTTCTATTATAAATCCAAGAAGCCCTTTGTTTCTTTGTTTAGCCATTTCTCTCTGATTATTCACCATTAACTGTATGGTATCTTTACTTCTATGTTCTCCTCTCCCACCTCCAGAAGATAGATTGTAACCATTTGGGTATAATGTGTCGTATGTATTGATATAATATTTTTCCATATCACAAAGACTACAGTTATCACCTTCCCAAATTATCTCCTTTTTAAAAGTATCAAAACCGAAATGATTGATCGCATTTCTTAATGCTCTGCAATATGATTTTCCATGTTTATGTCCATACATCCTCTTGGTAAATCCCTGTATAGTTTGTCCTATATACTTCTTATTATCTGGTGATGTTAACATGTATATTATACCCATATTACTTTATAATGATATAATATATTTATACCCCACACGAAGGATGAGACTCTAAATCCATTGATTGTCTCGGTGTTGGTAAGTCTTTATCTGGTGTTTTTGGACGTATTATCCATTTTTTTATAACTTTTGATACGCGCGAATCGTCTTGTTTAATTAGTTCATTATTTGAAATTATACTTAAACCGTTACACACGTCAGGTTTGTTTTCTTTACCGGGGAACGTTTCGTTAAACGCCTCTATCGTGTGCCCGGGTATATCGGGTGCTTCATCAAGTAATCGATCGTATTCTAAACGCACTTTATTCACAAAATCTAAAACGTCTTCGCGGTATTTCGTTTCGAGTGATAATTCCATATCAATGTTTCTATAGAATTTTGAGTATTGGATGGACATGACCGAGTGTGCTTCCATCATACGTGAAGAATTGTTAAACTTTGATATCGATGTAAGTATACCCGCAATAACATTCATAAACGCGAAAAAATATTGAAAAATAACAATTTTTTGTTTTTGTTCGGTCGACATGTTTTGATCATTAGGACTTAGTACTGCAAACCCACCAACACCCGTAATACTCGATATAACTATACACGGGTACGATAACCAATCGTTTTGTTTCTTATAAAACATACGTGCGTGATTATGTAACCATCGGTATCCGGCAGCTTTTTCAGCCCACCTGATTAGGAGTTGTTCTTGTTTCGGACACCAGTGATGTTGTTCTGGGGTATCGTCTCCCATTACTATTTCTTAGAAAATAAGTATGCATATTCCCGTGCCATTGTATCAACACGTTCATTATTTACATTTCCATTATGTGCCTTAACCCATTTAATATCAACTATATCAAATTTACGCATCAAATCAATCATTTGTACCCATTCACATTTGTTTTTTACATCATCACCTTTAGTTGTTTTCCAACCATTACGTTCCCAATTTTTAGACCATTCTGTTAGACCCATTTTTACATAATTACTATCCGTAAAAATACGCACGGTTTTATGTTCGAGTTCCAAAAACTTTTCTAAAACTTTTATAATCGCAGTCATTTCCATAACATTATTTGTGGTAATATCTTTACCACCTTTCTTTTCGATTTTAGGTTTTGTATTTATAAGATATGCCCAACCACCGGGACCGGGGTTTCCTAAACAACTTCCATCTGTGTATGCTTCAATCATTTATAGTATACACAGGTTTAAACTTTATACTTCAACAATGTCTTCTCGTTTATAAGGGAACCAATAATAATAACATTTAATCACTGGATTAAACAGTGCACAAGAACCAGTCACAGTTCCAAAAATTAATAAAAATATATATGTAGAATCCATTTATACAAAAAAGACTTAAAATTTTAAGTCTATATTAACCCAAATGAATAATTATCAAGATTGGGATCCAGTCGTTATTCGTGGCAAAATTGATAAAACACGAGAAAAAGAAAAATACGTCAAGTTCATGGGTCAGGAAATTAGGTTACCGAAACGGGGTCAGTATTCAGGTAAATCACCGGAACAAAAACTAGATGAAGCCGAATTAGCTGGAACACACAAGAAAGTCAGTAAAGAAACAGGATTAACGATCCAACGGACACGTGTTGCAAAACAATATACACAAAAGGATCTCGCAGGTCTTATACACGTATCAACAGATATCATCTCTTCATATGAATTAGGTAAATCAATCCCGGACCATAAAATAATGCAAAAACTGCGTCGAGTTTTGGGTGTTAAACTCTAATCACTATCAATATGGATAATACAATAGGTAAAAGAATTCAACGTATACGTATAGAAAGAAGTCATACACAGGTTGAACTTGGTCATAGAATACGAGAAACTTTAGATACGATAAACAAAATTGAAACGGGTAAACTTGAACCGAATTGTTACATACTTGAAAAAATACAAAAGTATTTTAAGATTAAACTTTAAAATTTGTTCTAAATTTTAAAATCTAAATTTTATTTATTTTTTAAATTTTATTTTTTTACTATAATCAATAAACTAAGAAACGCTTAGTTGGAGAACGCGAGACCGCCCATACCGGATTGCACACGGAGAACGTTGTAGTTAACCGCGAACATGTCGAGGGATGGAGTAGCCAAAGAGGTGTTCGTAAGATCCTTGAGCTTGATCGCAACTTGCGCGTTGTCGATTCTGGAGAAGTTGCAAGTACCCGTTGGTTGATGCTCTTCTGGCTTAAGCGCAAAGGAGTACGAGTAGACACCTGGGCATGGGGAGCCAGAGTGATGTTGGTATGGTTGCACTTGGTTAAAGTACTTACCGGATTGTTCCTTGAATCTGTCTTGACCGTTGAGGACCAACTTGAAGGTGTCAACTGGACCGACGGAGGCAGTCGCCGAAGCGGCACCGTCTTCTTGCCACGACTCAGTACCACCGTTGGTACCGACAACAAGAAGTGGTTGACCAACTTGAGCTGGGGTAACTTGACCTTCAGTAGACTTTTCTGGGGAGCAATCGATAACAACATCGGCGGCAGCCGTGTTGGAGCAGAAGTTCCACAAACCGGTGCTCGCCGCGGAGCCGGCGTTAACACACCAGACCAATTCCTTGACTGGGTGGTTGTAGGACAATCTAACTTGCTTGGTCGCGTTAGACGTGACCGAATCGGAGCCAGTGTGTTGCACTTGCTCGATCAAGTATTCATGACCCTTTTGGGCGAATCGTCTACGCTCTTCAGTGTCGAGGTAGATGTAGTTGGCCCACACCTTGAAAACCGACGTGTCCAAGAAAGAATCAAATTCCGAAGTCAAGTCAAAGTCAATTCTGACTTCGTGGTATTGCAAGGCAATCAATGGCAACGCCAATCCTGGGTTACGGTTGAAGAAAAAGATAAGTGGCAAGAAGACTTGCGACGCACCTGGAGTAACCGCGGAGGTCATTTTACCCCAGTTGGACTTAGCCGCATCGGACAAGTACAACTCTGCGTACAATCTCCACCATCTTTGGTAGTGTTTGTCGATTCTTTGACCACCGATCGACAATTCGCAGTTCTTGATCGCACGCTCAGCGACCCAAGCGGAACCATCGGCACCGCTTGTGTTGGCGAGAGCCGCCTTAGTCTTGAGTTCGACGTACATGTCACCGACCAAATCACCGTTTCTGGCGACAGTCACGGAAACGCGACCAGAGTTCGCGGCAGTACCGTTGACAGTTTGTTCGATGTTTTCCATCGCAAAGTTAGTGTGGCGTTTGTAGACAGCCTGGAAAAAAGTTACTTTTGGGTTACCTGTAAGGTAGACATCTTGGGCGCCATAGGCGACGAGTTGCATGAGACCACCGGCCATTTTTAGTTTGTTTGTACTATACACTGAGATTTTTATTTCAGATGATTTCGCGAAAAAACACGATTTGATTTTTCCTGTGTTATATAAATGTCCAGCCAAAACGAAATTGATACCCCACCCGAACTTGAAAGTGTCGATGACCACCCCGAAATTATTGAGGAAGAAGAAATTTCTTCAGAAGAAGAAATTGAAGATTCTGGATCGTTCGTTGAAGATTCTGATATCGAATTAGATGATTTTGATATGTCAGAGAATCCATTATCTGATACAAATATGTTATTGAGTTCTGTTCTCTCCACAGAAGAAGGGGAAACGGTCTGTTCTGCACTTGTAAACATTTCAAGACAAATTGAAATGCAAAACAAAATATTAATTAAAATGTTATCTCAACTTCAAAAAAAATAGACTTAGAAAATAAAGACCTGTATTTATAAAACATGTCCGAGATTTATTACCCCCAAAAAAATCCGGATATTGTACTATCATCTAATATTCTTATTAATACATCTATCGAAAGATTTAATTCGGAAGAATTATTGAATTTCTTATGCAAACTTGAAAAGTACTTTCGTCTAAAATCGTTAGAACATACAAACCCTTTCAAGCTTGGATATATGTTTTTTTGTGATAGTGAAGAACTTGATGAAAACGGTCTATGCAAAGAATTTTCTTATGAAAAAACAAATGAAAAATATACAACTTCTATTCAAAGACTTGGTACACTCTTCAATAGAGCTGATGCACTTGGAATATTAACGATGGAAGACGAAGATTTTACCATATCTCGCCGAATTAACCGTATAATTGATCAGCTTGATGATGCCTGGCAGATCATATATCGGTATAACAGAACAGTACAGAGAGTTGAATTTCCAACATGGGCTGAAGCTACTGTTAAATCTGACCCTACCATTTTTAGAACGTCTATATTTGACGTCGAAAAATTAAATACTTTTCAAAAAGCTCTTACTACCGTCCTAAAAGAACTATATGAAAGTAATATCAAAAGGTACCGAGGATATTGTTGTACACAAATAAAGTATAATGGGTTCGATACACGTGCATGGAATCAGAAAGAAACTATAAAAGAATATGTTAATCGTATTGCACCCAAAGAGTCTCGTTTTGAATTATGGCAGGAGTTAACCCATAACGGAACTGGTATAATCGACCAGGTCATAAAACATCTCGGTAACTGTTGTGATATGCAATTTCCCGAAATTGTAAAAGACAGACACGTTTGGTCTTTCAGAAATGGTATTTTTATTGGTAAAGAATGGTCTGGTATAACAGAAACATATAAAACCTCTTTTTATCCATATGATTCAAAGGAAGCTTCAACGCTTGATCCTTCGATAGTAAGTTGTAAGTACTTCGATAGTGATTTTGTAGACTATAGTCACGTGAAAGATTGGAAAAAAATACCAACTCCATATTTTGATAAAGTACTCAATTCACAAGAATTTCCGAATGAAGCATGCAATTGGATGTACGTTATGGGTGGTCGTTTAACATTTTGTTTGAACGATATTGATAAATGGCAAATTATACCATTTTTAAAAGGTATTGCACGTTCAGGTAAATCGACACTCATAACTAAAGTTTTTCAAAAGTTTTATGAACCAACGGATGTGAAGAAACTTTCAAACAACGTCGAGAAAAGATTTGGTTTATCGGGTATTTATGACGGGTTGATGTTTATTGCACCTGAAATCAAAGGTGACTTGAATCTAGAACAAGCTGAATTCCAATCAATAGTTTCTGGTGAAGAGCTCGCAATCGCCGTTAAATTTGAAACTGCAAAAAATATAACGTGGGACGTACCGGGTATACTCGGTGGTAATGAATGTCCAAATTGGAAAGATAATTCGGGTAGTATTTTGAGAAGATTGATGACATGGCATTTTAAGAAGCAGATTAGAGATGAAGATACAGATCCGTTACTCGAATTAAAACTTGAAAAAGAAATGCCTATTATTTTACAAAAGTGTGTAAGAGGTTATTTGGATTATGCTCAAAAATATCAGGATCAAGATATATGGAACGTAATACCGGAATACTTCAAGGAAGTTCGAAAATCTGTAGCAACAGTTACAAACGCACTTGAACACTACCTTCAGTCTGATAAAGTTCAGTTTAACACTGGTGGTTTAAAATACATGTGTCCAATTGATGTATTCAAGGAAAGGTTCTTTACTTACTGTATGCTTAATAACTTACCAAAACCGAGGTTTAATTCAGATTTTTACCTTGGTCCATTTAGTAGTCGGGGTATAACCATTGAAAAATTGGATATTGAATATAATTTCAGACAGTATAAAAACAAGGATATCATAGTAGGAGTTGACATGGTGGCGGAGGAAGAATATTAAAATTCTCAGCCTAGTGTAAGTATGGACCCGCGTCAATTCGTGAAGAATTCAAACATACAAATACAGCGTACAAACCCTGGACAAATGACAACTCCTGTACGATTAGTCCCTGGATCTAATTCACAGACACAAGGTAGTGTATTTTCAGAGTTAAGAACTGGAAGTTTAAAACCGGGTATATACAATATATTAGTAAACAAAGACTTTTCACAAGAGAGTCGTGTAGATTTACTATATATATTGAAACGCAAACCAAAAGGACACGCATCTATTGCACCAGGTTTATCAATAGATCTTAATGAAATCAAGGGTATATACGGTCGTTTTCAAACAGGTGCTATACACACGAGTAATTTTGGTATGAGAGGTGATTTAGATAAAAATTTCTTTTCTGTACAACTTTCTGGATACACGACAGATGGTATGAACAAGAAAAATTTTAGTTTTAATATATATAGAAACGGTAAAATACGTTTTTCGGGAGGATTTTTGGGTTCAAAAAACCTAAAAAAACAACCAGAGGCACTACGAAAATATTTAATAGACACATACACACAAAAACAAGGATTTTTATACAATGATATCAAATACAATAATATCGGTGGTCAGTTTTCAACAAACGCAAATTTTGATTTAAGTAGAATAGCGCAAGAAAACCCACTGAAATCATTTATTTCTTACGAACCAGAAAGATCACCTTTTCTATACGTTGAATATAATGAACATAATTATATTCTTTCATCTAAATCTGGTCAGCTCGGTGCAGGTATAGTACAGATACAAGGTGAAAATAATCCAGATAATCTCGAAAATGCTTACGTTTTTGGTGTGGAAATGATTAAAAAATTACACGAAATGGGATATACAATGGGATTGGTAAATAAAAACGTTAATGTATCTATACCATTGATTAAAAAGAAATCTAAAATAGGAGTTTCTACGTGCCCAAAACCTAGAAGACCACCGTGTAAAGAAGGTTATGAAACTAGAAAAAATCCACAAGGCTACGAATGTTGTTTTAAAATACCAAAAAGAAAACCGGTTAAGAAAAAAACAAATTCGAAATCAAAAAATATGAAGATAACGTACGATAAAGATGGTATAATGAAAATTGGTGGTCGGAAATGTGAACGTCTTACAAAACCAGTTTTACTCGATGTTGCCAAAAAATTGGGTGTTGTTGGGGTAAAAAATAGAAACAAAAAAGAAGATATTTGTAAAGCATTGGATAAATTAGAAAAAGGTAACTCTGATTATAAAATAAATGATAAGTTGTGTAAAGATATGAAAAAAGAACAATTGATTGCACTTGCTATTTCTAGAGGTATATCCATAAACGATAAAGATACCGTTAAAATTTTATGTCAAAAACTTAAAAATAGACCAAACACACCAAATTCTCCCAATGCTCTCGCTAACGAAATTGAAAAAGAAATGTTAAATAAAATGAAAAGAAATAAAAGAGTACCTGTAAATTTAAAACGAAAACTTAATAAAACGGGTATTAAAAATGATTTAGTTAAACTTTATGGTAAATATTGGATGAAAAAGTATGGTAACGTAATGAACATTAATGAAAATGTCAATGAAGTAAAAAAAGAATTGGATCGTATGGAATTAAAAAAGAATTTAGTCTCT